TTTGCGTTACTTGATGATATTGCGGCTTCCGTACATGCGCGCATTGATCCCGCAGTCGTCTCAGGCAAAATACAAACAAAAATTTAACAAAACAGCCAAAAAGGACTGGACTTACGCCTGCCGGGTTGTGGTATGTTTGAGGCAGGCGCACAGGAAGTGAACCTTCTTCTGAGACGAAAACCGGATTTTATCGTTTATTTTCAAGCAGATAAAAAGAGACCGAATACGATTCCTGTTTCCGCTTCAACCAGTCCTTTTTGAATTTATTCAAACACTTACATATCAGAAACCCGTTAAAAACGGGTTTCAATGCTTACCAATACATCCATTCAAGATCAAACCGTTGCCATCTTTTTCGAGTGGGCGACGAGTGAACTTCGGGATCGCTTCGATCCGAAATATCCCCAACTTTGCGTAGCTCCTTCCAGTTTCGTAACACGCTGCTTTACGCCCTCCCATACCATCAGCATAATCCCCACCGATCCGATTGTAAGACTTAACTAGCGCGCGCTACTTTTTCTCTCTGCCCTATACTTTCAGTCTGACTGACTGGAGGTTTCTATGTGTGGACGCTTTGCACAAGCACAAACCCGTGAAGACTATCTGGCATATCTTGCCGATGAAGGCGATCGCGACATTGCATATGACCCGGAACCAATTGGCCGGTACAACGTGGCGCCAGGCACCAAAGTGCTGCTGTTGAGCGAACGCGATGAGCTGTTACATCTCGATCCGGTGTTCTGGGGCTACGCACCCGGGTGGTGGGATAAAGCACCGCTGATAAACGCCCGCGTCGAGACTGCGGCCACCAGCAGAATGTTCAAGCCTCTCTGGCAGCATGGCCGGGCGATCTGTTTTGCGGATGGATGGTTTGAATGGAAGAAGGAAGGTGACAAGAAGCAGCCCTACTTCATACACCGCGCCGACGGCCAGCCAATATTCATGGCAGCGATCGGCAGCACACCATTTGAACGCGGCGATGAAGCAGAGGGCTTCCTGATCGTGACATCTGCTGCTGACAAAGGACTGGTCGATATTCATGACCGCCGGCCACTGGTTCTGTCGCCTGAAGCGGCGCGCGAATGGATGCGTCAGGATGTAGGTGGGAAAGAAGCTGAGGAGATAATAGCCGACGGGACAGTGCCCGCCGACAAGTTTATCTGGCATGCCGTTACGCGCGCCGTGGGTAATGTGAAGAATCAGGGACCAGAACTTATAGAGCCCGTCACTTAACCACTGGAAGATCTGAAAACCGGGTGGTGTAGCGCGGAGAAAGCATTTCACGCTTCATCTGCCACTGTTGCTGTATGCCCTGCCCGGCAAAATAGAGCGTGCCCTTTCCGTCCTTTGCATTCAGGTGATCCAGTACTTTCATTAACTTCTCACTACCAGCTCGGGGAGCACTGTCATCGAACAGGTTTAGTTGGGCCACGCCCTGACTGAAGAAGTCGCCCAGCATGACACCCGCTTTCTGGTACCGGTGACCGTCCTTCCAGATTTTGTCCAGACACTTTACCGCGGCGTTGATGATGTCTCTGCTGTCCTGCGTTGGCGTGAGCAGCCTTACCGATGCGCTGTTTCCGTAATACGGCTCATTAAGGGCAAATGGAGAGGTCTTAACGAAGGCGGATATAAAACGGCAATACTGGTGCTCGCCGCGAAGCTTTTCAGCACCACGGGCCGCGTAGCTGCAAATAGCCTGCCGCATTTGCTCATAGTCAGTAATACGTTCGCCAAACGATCGGCTGCATACAATTTCCTGCTTAACCGGCGCGAACTCCTCCAGATCCAGGCATGGCTCGCCGCGCAGTTCCCGGACCGTTCGCTCCAGCACCACATTAAAGTGCTTACGGATAATCCACGTGCTCTGTTCTGAGAGATCCAGCGCCGTTTTGATGCCCATAGCGTTCAGCTTCTTGCTGATGCGCCGGCCAACGCCCCAGACATCCTCCACAGGAACAAGCGCCAGTAGCCTTCGCTGCCGGTCGACGTTTGAGAGGTCAACCACCCCGCCCGTCTGCCGCTGCCATTTTTTCGCAGCATGGTTAGCCAGCTTCGCCAGCGTCTTGGTCTGGGCTATGCCGACTCCGACTGTGAGATGTGTCCGCTGTAAAATAGTCGCGCGGATCTCTTTCCCGAACTCAGTCAGGTCCCGGCAGTTTCTTACGCCGGTCAGATCGCAGAATGCTTCGTCTATGCTGTAAATTTCCACGCGTGGGCTCATTTCTTCCAGCGTAGTCATTACCCGGCTGGACATGTCTGCATAGAGCTCGTAGTTGCTGCTGAAGCAAACAACACCAGCGCGCCGGAATAGGTCCTTTTGCTTGAAGAACGGCTCACCCATCGCTATCCCGGCTGCCTTTGCCTCGGCGCTACGTGCTATTACGCAGCCGTCATTATTCGACAGAACGACAACAGGCCGCCCGCGCAGGTCTGGTCTGAATACCGTCTCGCAACTGGCATAAAATGAGTTCACATCGACAAGGGCAAACATCACATCACCGGATTGTCGTCTGTGAACGCCGCAGCGCCATTGATAAAAAAGGTTACAACTCCCATGACTTCGACTTCATCTAAAGCATCTCCCTCTATGCTTTCACCGTCTTCGGTGATGAGCGCACCGCCCATAACGACCGCGAATTGTAGTTGGCCAAACGCATGCACCAGCACGCTCGTTCCGTTGCATGGCGGAAGATCGGTCTGAAAAAGCGCGTAGCCACCTGACGTTTCAACCAGGCATGAGTAGCGATTAACGCCACATAACTGTTCAAGCCTGTATCGCTGAGCTTTTGCATCCATGGCCCCTCCCAAAACAACTGTGTTTATATACAGTAATGTCAAATATGAGAGTCGATCAAGTTGCACAGTGATGCTAAACTTCAGACCTTTCCGAATTGACTGATTTTTATAATGTTAAAGCTCTTTGCTAAGTACACATCGATCGGCGTCATAAACACGCTCATTCACTGGGTTGTGTTCGCTATTTGCATATACGCGTTTCACACAGGTCAGGCTCTTGGCAACTTCGCCGGGTTCGTCGTGGCGGTGTCATTCAGCTTCTTTGCAAACGCCAGGTTCACGTTTAAGTCTTCGACAACCACGATGCGCTACATGCTGTATGTAGGGTTTATGGGATCCTTGAGCGCAACTGTTGGTTGGGCTGCCGATAAGTCCGGTATGGCTCCAATTGTGACTCTCATTCTCTTCTCCGCAATCAGTCTGGTGTGCGGTTTTATTTATTCAAAGTTCATTGTCTTTAGGGATGCGAAATGAAAATTTCTCTGGTCGTTCCCGTCTTCAACGAAGAAGACGCGATACCTATTTTTTATAAAACGGTTCGGGAATTTGAAGGGCTTCAGCAACATGAAGTAGAGATAGTCTTCATCAATGACGGCAGTAAAGACGCGACAGAATCAATTATCAACGCGCTTGCTGTTGCCGATCCACTTGTTGTTCCACTGTCATTCACTCGTAACTTTGGGAAAGAACCAGCTTTGTTTGCCGGTCTTGACCATGCGACAGGTGAAGCGATTATCCCGATTGACGTAGACTTGCAGGATCCTATCGAAGTCATTCCTCACCTGATCGAGAAGTGGCAGGCCGGGGCAGATATGGTTCTTGCCAAGCGCTCTGACCGCTCCACTGATGGCAGGCTGAAGCGCAAGACAGCTGAGTGGTTCTATAAGCTGCACAACAAGATCAGCAATCCAAAGATTGAAGAAAACGTTGGTGACTTCCGGCTTATGTCTCGCGAGGTGGTGGAAAACATTAAGCTCATGCCAGAGCGCAACCTGTTTATGAAGGGCGTTCTGAGCTGGGTGGGCGGCCGCACTGATGTAGTCGAGTACGCCCGTGCCGAGCGTGTTGCAGGCAGCACGAAGTTTAACGGCTGGAAGTTGTGGAACTTGGCACTTGAAGGGATCACAAGCTTCTCTACATTCCCTCTGCGTATGTGGACCTATATCGGACTTTTTGTTGCCGGAGTAGCATTCCTGTATGGAACGTGGATGATCATTGACACACTTGTTTTTGGGAATGCCGTTCGCGGTTATCCGTCATTACTTGTATCAATTCTGTTCTTAGGCGGCATACAATTAATTGGCATTGGTGTTTTAGGAGAATATATCGGAAGGATTTATGTTGAAGTTAAAAATAGACCTAGGTATGTTCTTAAAGGGAAATTATAATGCGTATATATAAACTGAGCCCTATTATATGTTTTTATATGATTTTGATAGTGTTTTTATCGAAAGATATCTTTTTGGTTAACACTTCAGACTTTGGAAGAGCCGTTGATTTATTTCTTAACGGAGTTAATAACTTCTCTAAAGATAGTGGGTTAGTATTTGATCTAAAAGAAAACTTTAAGTCTATAGGCCACTTTAAATATATCAGCTCCTACAGTTATTTACTGTATTTATATGCCTATATAACTTCATTATATACAAATATACTTGACATGCGATTGCTGGGTGCCATTTTAAAAATGGCATTTATAATTGCTCTGTATTTTGTATTCAAAAAATTATCAGGAAGGAAGGGGAAGAGTGCTGACTTTATTTTTATTGCACTATCATTGTTGCTCGTATCATCGTCCAATCTATCCATGTTCAACTCTTTCTATCAGGAACAAGTCTTATTAATTTGCATTCCTTTAATAATAATATATATGGAGAGAAGAGATACTAAAGGAATAGTATTGATGTATACATTTTTAGCCATACTGACGACTTCCAAGAGCCAGTTTGCGTTAACACCTCTTATATTTATTTTGCATCAAGTGATTATTGATAGGCATAAACTAAAGCTAAAAATATCGCTATCTCTCTTATGCTTACTATTAGGTGTTTTATGCATTACCTTTTCTAAAGGAGCGGTAAGCTTAAACAAATATCACTCTAACTACTATGGGATATATCAACTAATGAAAAGTAATAAAGTTGAGCTCCCTGAAAATGTAGACCTTGAGTGTGTGGGAGTTGATGCGTGGGGTAATAAATATGACATAGCAAAAGGCGCTCTGTCTAGCGACATTGGTGAATTTTGTTATAAAAAAAACATTAACACATCATTTTCTGATACGATTAAATCGTTCCTTGGCAATCCATCGCTAATATTGACACTGCCTTATGATTTAGGCATGAAAGAGCAATATACAGAAAACTACATTCATGTTTTCAAATCCTTCCATTTAATTGAAAACAACCATGGCCCATTAGCTATGATTACAAGTATCAAGGATTATTTATTCAAGGATATAAGGTTTAGCGTTTTATTTATTTCAATGGTTTTATCTATATTTTTAAAGAATGAATATTATCGTCAAGTGATTTTCTTTATATCATCATTCGGCGCTTCTCAGTTATTCTTAGCTTTCTTAGGTGAGGGTTACCGAGATCTAAGCAAACATCTTTTCGGCATGAATATCTGCTTCGACTTATTAGTATTTACAGTACTTTGTATGCTGTCACGGGTAAAAAATAACATTTAGTGAATATTTAGGGCATCGTAAGATGCCCTTTTAAACTTAAATTAAACTTACCCAAGTTGTTCCATTAGCTGCAACTAAACCTATACCACCCTGTATAGAAGTATTGGTATTGTAACAATAGTTACCGCGTGCTGATGAAGCTATAGCTGCATCAGCATAGATGCCAAAGCCTTTGATATTCCAAAATACACCAGATTTTGAGGTTGCTGGAATGCATGAATTTCCGTAACCAATTGCTCCTGACAAGTTAACAGCACTACTTGTTGCTGCAAATATCTCACCGACTTTATCTGTTATAATTGGACTTGCTGCTGCTACAGTATAATTACCGATAAGATTCGTAATCTTATCGGGATTAGTGAAAACGCCACCTATAATCTGAATGGCGACCGTAGACCCATCATAGTTAGGCTGCGTACCTAAAATGCTAGCCCCATTAAGTTGAATTAAATTATTTAGAATAATTTTCTCAAACTTTCCTCCTGATTTCTTTATAACTGCTTGACCTGTAGACATTTCAATGCATCCCGTAACCGTAAGGGAGTTTATTTGCCCTCGATATAAATTAACACCACACGCACCATTTACCGAGGATGGAAGCAAAGTCTTATCGAAGTTTAACTTCAAATTATCTATTCTACTATTATCAGAAGCAGCTCCGTCTCCCCCAACATCAAGGAAATAAACGACATCACGAGGGCATCGACATTCAAGATTGTATAATCGCACCGATGAACTTCCAGCCGTACCAGTTGTAACTGAGATTACAGCCACCGTTGAAGATAAGTAATTAGCTGAAAGGACTCCGATAATTGCATTATCTACAGTAACAGAACCTGTGCCTACCGTTTTAAATTCGATTGCACGATAACCAGATCCAGGTGTCCCACCAACATTATTAATATTAAGCGTCTTTACATCTGTGCGAGATAACTGAGCGCTATCCGTCCAGACCCTAATGACACTGTGCTGATAGCTACCATAAACACCGTCTATGCTAAGATGCCGAACAGGGGTAGAGCTATTTCCTGCAACTTTTACTGCACATAAAGAGTTAATGCCATAAATGCCCTTAACATCGATATGATTAAACGTTCCGCGTAGACCCAGATCGTAATCAAGATAGTCGCCACCAGTCATGGCGAACATGTCATCACCAGTAGTTCCATACAGGTCCCTTACGTATGCGTAATCGATGGGTGGCTGTAGATGCAAACCATCAGAGTTGTTATTAAAACGAAGCCCTTGAGCATCAAGATATTGAACGTTGGCAACAAGATATGAATATTTAATTGCCCCTTTAATCTCAAGGCCGCCACCTAATTTAACCCGAGCGACTGATGCTATGCAGATGCAATGCATTTCCAGCCCGTTCGCCGCCCCTCCGGTCGAATAGTTGTAGTCAACGGTCCCGCCACCCCAGATCCCAATATAATCTGAACGGTTACCTAGATCGGATGTGTTTGAAGCAAACCCACCAGACACTGTCCTGTTTGACAGAACATATGCCCATTTCTCACTTACAAACACTGGCTTCAGATTGCCTGAAGCTCCTGAAACCGTAACCCCGGCCTTAATCTCGATGTCGGTGTTATTAGGAACTGTGATTGGCCCGTTAACAAAAACAGTACCCTGATCTGCAAACACGATTCTCGTAATGGTGGACTTACCGGAAAGGTCGTTCAGCATGTTCTGCAAATTCGTCGTGTTTACAGCGGCGGTGTTAGTCGTCAGAACGCCGTAATCACTGGCATAGTAAATGCGATCGAGCTTATCTTTCACTGTTTGCTGGACCGAATAAGCCCCTTTGTTTTTATATCCGACCATACTGGCACCTGATGACGATGCCAGTGCTGCACGAAGAGAAGCATCGCCGACACCAATCCATGCACCTGGCCCAACCCCGCCAGTACTCGCCGGAGTTGAGTTAGCGGGAACCACTTTTGGACCTGATGCAAATGAACCGGTCCATTTGTAGTATTCCCCATCAGCTGTATTCAGCAGAACTTCGTTCGGGTTGTTTATCGTTGCGCCAGTGGTAAACGTTTTGCCAGTGAGGATCACATAGCCGAACGCTGCCATTGCCTGCTGGGCAAGGTAATTAATGCCTTCAATAGTGTAGTGCTTCTGACCGAAGCGATCGGTATAGGTCCACCCCATAGACGTGACAAATTCATCAATTTTCCCTGCATTAAACTTAAGGTCGATAGGTGATTCACTTGGCACAGGCAGGTTGGTAGGTGTAGTAGCCATATTTATTCCATAAAAAACCCGGCGCGAGGCCGGGTGTTGTTTGTTGGGATGGGGCTTATTCGTAGATGGCGTCGCTATACTCGGCGACCGTCAGTGAAACCGTATTATCTGTGTTCGGTTTGATGCTGTTGACTGTCCATAGTTGGCTGTCCAGTTCCTCCACTGTCGCAATGAGATAGCGCGACGGGAGCTGCACAGTGTCTCCGTTCCATATGTTGAGCTGAATGTTGGGGATAGCCGCGGTGAAGCCATACTTCGTGTCGCTGCGGGCGGTTGCCGGATAGCGCAATGTCGGATTGCCCAGACTGTCGGTCACCAGCACATACATCGAGCCGGTAAACGCGATCGGCTCGCTGGTATCGAAGTTATTCCCGGCGCGTCCGGTGATGTAACCCTGCTGCTGGTTGCTGTCGTAGATGTCGGGCATCTGAATGACGCTGCCTACCTGAATAATTCCGTCCTCGAAAACTTTGGCGTTCATCTTCACCCGGGAGTAAATCAGACGTTTCGTTTCGCGCAGCGCGCGCTCCCGAGCCTGGTACTCATTACGGAACCCGACGATCTCCAGCTTGTTAGGGTTTTCCGCTTCCTGTTCGACGATGGCGCCGTTCAGCACGCGGTAGTTGATGTACGTCTTGTTGTTCGTTGTGGGGTGAACATAGGACACCTGCACGCCGTCATAACCGCCTGGGAGAGTGGCCTCGTACGTCATTTTGTACTCGTCCGTCTTCATGTTGGCCCGGTTGAATACGGCAGCCGGGTAATCAACTTTCTGATCACGGGTAAACGTCAGTACGCCGTCATCCCAGTACGCCACAACAGATGCCGCATTGCAGATGGCCTGCACGCGGTCGCCGAGAGAGTCGTTCTCGTCGTCAAACGTGTAGTCGAAGTAACCCAGCCGTTCATCAGGCAGGCTTTCGACGATTGAGTACAGCCCGTACAGGTCGATGCTGCTTACCGGCTGTTCGCCCATAATCAACCAGGTATGCGCAACCGCATCAGCGAACGAGCGCGACGGCCGCAGTGTGTAATCCACTGTCTGCGCGTCCAGGTCGTAAGTGATGGTGTGGCGCGTCACCAGCGCGTTATATTTGCGCTCACGGCTGCCCAGAGCGTTCTCGGTCGCCCTCACCTTCACTCGTACCAGCGTGTCGGTCGGGTGAACGACATTCGTACGGATGTTGATGCTATGGATCTCTTCGACCTTCAGCAGTGACGCGTCGCCGGAGTTATCCGTGCGCTGGAAGCTGACCGCGTACTTCCCGAAACCTCCGGTCGGAGTGATCTTGTCGGTTCGGTAAAACACTTCGCTGGTCGACTGGTGAGGCGTCGTCTGCCGATACGTGAATGTCTGCTGCGTACCAGGCACTTGGTTGTAGTCGTCGTCAATTTTCCAGATGACCACCTTCCAGTTCGTTTCTTTCTTACCGCCCAGGCTGGACTGTGTATGCAGCCACAGCTGCGTTGACTCGACCGGGGAAACGAACGGCCCAACCACCAGCGCCTCGTTATCGTTGAGGATGAATTTCGTGGTGTTGATCGTGGCATTCGCCGGGATGTCCTGCGGTCCTTCGAGCTGATTCATCGTAAACGTGTACCAGCGCACCGGGTTAACCACTGCACCGTCGTTTGTTTCAACGGCGGAGATCAGCGTTCCGGAGAATGTCGCATCGGTAGTAACGTTGCCGGAGGCCGTGCTATACGTCACGTTGATGGTGAAGGTTACAGCGTGCGGCAGCACCAGCCCCATGAAATAGTCGAACTCAGCCTGCTTAACGATTTTCATCGCTATCTGGCCACCGGAATACGTTCCGCTGACCACCGTGTTTGCCGTTGCTGTTTCGATAGGGAAGTCGCTGGCTTCGTTCTGCCCAGGGACCTCCTGCCCGTCGACGTCATCGAACCCGTAACCTTCGACGATCTGCGGGATTACTTCACCTGGCTCGAAGAACTGGTATTCAGCGCCGGCCATGCT